AAAGCTGTTGCTGCTGCAGAAGCTTTGTAAAAACCAACCTCTGTTGCGCTGGCAGATAGTATCTCTGCATTAGCCTTTTGAGCCTCTATAACAACGCCTGCTATTGCTGCTCCTTTTTGTATTACTAAACCTACCTTAGCTAAAGCCTCACTTTCTTTGCCTAATGTTGTAAATACTTGACCTAAACCAGAAACAAAATCTACATATTCTAATTGAGCTTGCATTCTAAGGTCTAACAATAACATTTCATGCTCAAACTCTTGGTCTTGCAAATCCATCCTCATCATAGCTAATTCATTTTCTGCTGCAAGCCTTTCTAAAGAACCCTCTTCTTCAGCTTTAGCCATTCGCTCCTTGTGAGCTATTTCATCTTCTAGTATTCTATTGTTAGCCTCAGAAGCCTGTATTCTAGACTCATCATTATAAATCCTCCTAGAATCCAGTTGCCTTCTTCTTAAGTCAAATTCTAATTCTTTTAATTTTTCATAGCCTTTTTTTAACTCATTAACATCACCACCAAAAATTTGATTTAGAAGAGGTGGAAGAACCTCACCATCACCATCTACACCATCACCATCATCATCAGCTTCAAAATCGCTAAGAGACACTATTTCTCCTATTAGCCTGTCTATTTCTGGCTTTAAGTATTCTCCTTGCTTATATAAGGGATTCATTAAATTATTAATAAAAAACTGCCTAACCTCTGCATCATTCTTAAACAACAAGTTGTCTGTGGTAAAACCAAGTTTTTCTAAAATATTCATTGATTTAAATATTTCACTTCTCATAGTCTTTACATTTCCAGCTTGAAGAATCTTATTTAAATCCATTAATTTAGTCATTCTTTCAGACTCGTCATTTACAAGCTTGTCTAATCTTAACCTAAGCTTTTGAACCTTAACATAATTTAAGAGTTCTTCTCTTAGGTCTTCTACACTACCTTCATTTTCTTTGACTATTTTATTGTACTCTGAAGATAAAGATGCTATTTGACTTAAAACAACTTGTGTTTCTTCTTGTGTTAAATTAAGTTTGTTTAGAACATCAATGTAAGCTTCTGCTTGTTTTGAGTTTTCTTCTAATGCATCAGACAATCCTTCAGCAGCCTTTTTTGATTTGTTGGCTTGTATATCAAATCTTTCCCACATAGCAATTAATGCTTGTCCAGCCAAAACTAACCCTAGAGGACCCATTAATGCTGACCATATAGATAATAAACCAGATTTTAATCCTCCTGCTGCTTTGGTAGTAAATACTAAGTTAGACACTAATTGTGAAAGGTTGTTTGCCATACCTCTAATACCATAGTTGGCATCAGATATAGTACGACCAAGTTCTAGTACTGTTGCTGTTGCGCCTCCAGTAGCATTTCCTTTAGGCTTGCTTTTACCTGCATTAAAAGACAAGTTTTTAAGCTCTTTATTTAGCTCTTTAGTGCTTAAAGTCATGTCATTCATAGAGGCAGTTGCCTGATTTCCTTCAACCCTTATTATTATCGTTTTTTGTACTGCTGAATTAGTTGCCATTATCTATTTCGTTTTATTGCGTTTTTAAATTCTTTCCAATTAGTAGGAGCTAAGTATTTACCTTTGGCTATCTTTATATCCTCATCATCTATATGCCAATCTGCTGCTCCTAATAAATCTATTATATCCCTTATCATATTATTTCATTTATTAATTCTAAATCTGCTTTTCCTGTATTAATATTTACTTTAATTTTATTTATCTTATACTTTTTGTTAGATATAATAAGTCTGTCATTTAGCTTTAACTTTGTAATTATTTTAGCTGGCAATGTTGCCTTGAATTTAGACAATCTAGTTTTTTCATTGTATATAGCAGTTATATAATTAAAGTAAAAGTTAGCAAACAGACTTTCATTGTTTGGTAGATTAGTGTCTGCAAAATATTCGTCTTGCTCTTCACCAAAATGTATGCTTTGTAGATTAACAGTAGGTGTTGTTGTGCCAGAAAGGATGTGAGTTCTAGTGTTTGCAGGTCTTATGTATTTGTCTATAGTAGTTCCATCCTCTAACTTCATCTCATAGGCAGAAGTTGTAGCGTGTTTATGACAATAAACCAGTAAGGGTTTACCTAAAACAGGGTTCTCATCTTCACTAACCATCCAACCCCATTGTGTATTTGTAAGCTGTTGCGTTCCTGATTGATTAGTCATTCTCTCATACATCATGTGTTCAAACCCTAACTCAACATCATACTTACCTCCATCAAATGCTAAAGGGCTATCTATTTCATTACTACGGTTATTTAATCTTTCATTACCAAACTCATCATTTGTTATTTCATTGCTATGTATTATTGCAAAAGTAGAAGGGTCGCTATATTTAAAGTTGATTTCAGAATATATGTTTGCCTTACCAACACTATGTTTATCAGTATACAAATATTCTGTTATATTATAATTTGTTCCTTCAGAATAATAATCATCTAAAGTCATTACTTTTATTTTACCAAAATCTGTATTTGTGCTTCCATTATTTAATATTTTCCTGTCATCATAAAAAGCAATAAGATTAAACATCTTGAATATAGATGTTAGGAAATCTATAATTTTCATCTTTGGCATATTAGCAGACATTTCTAATCCTGAAGACACATCAAATGTATTGTTTGATGTAGCTGGGTTTGTTATAGTGTAGTTAGCGTCATAATTAGAACGGGTTACGAGTGAATAAGTATTAAGGCTTTGATTAAAGATAACATCTGTATATTTTTCTATGACTAATGAATTTATTGTAGCACTTGTAACACCTCCAACAGTTTTTATTTGAAATACTGGCGTATACACCCTGCTTCCAAAAGAGTAAACTGGTATTTGAAGTATAAATGTGAATGTTGTCTGACCTAAACCTACTCCTGTAGAAACAGAGTCAGGGTTTATTGTGTTACCTGTTTGTGTGTCTAACATTTCTGCACTATATGTACCTCCTGTTCCAGCAGCAGTAACATCAATAATATATTTATAATAAACCCAAGTACGATTACCCGTCAAAAAGGGTGAGCCTGATATTGACGACACTAAGTCTGTATTTCCAGTATTACTTCTTGGGTCGTCATTACCTGTTGGAGAGGTGTTTGTAAATGTAAACTCACCTAATCCTATTGACAACACGCTTTCTCCAATTTGTGTTGCTAAATCACCTGCTTCTCTATGAAGCCATAAGTATAATTCATGAAATGGTGCGTTGGTTGTGTTAAAGAAATCTGTACTAAAAGTAATATTGTATTTCTCTTCTATTGATTTTATAATATGATATATTCTAATTGCAGGTTTTAAGTCTACCAGATTTATACCCTTCTCGTCACTCCCATGTGTTTGAACATTNCTAGAGGGAGTGTCTGTTCTAGTTACAGGTTCGTTACTGTGTTGTGAATCATAATAGTAATGAGATTTACCACTAATAAAAGGGAAACATAAATCGCCTGCCTTATTTCCATCTGGATTTTGTACTATACTAAGCCCATCCTTATTATATCCTTCTACAAAACCATTTTTGGCAAATGTGGAGGTGTAAGGCTGATTAAATGCGTTTAAGTAAGAGCCAATGTTGTCAGGAAGTGAGTCTAATTCATCATCACCAAATAATCTTTTTAAGTTGATAGTCCTACCATAAAAAACTACTTTATAAGAATAAGGTAGTTGATTTTTCATACTAACATCACTAAGGCTTATAAATCCAGTTCTATAATCTTCTCCGTTTATTTTAATTAGAGCTTCTCTTTTTACTCTAGCATCAAAACCACCGTCTACATCAAAATTATAGTAGTGTTTAAACAGTTTATTGTTCTTTGTGCTTGCTGGTAAGTTAAATTGCTGTGAATAGTCAGTAAACACTTTAGATATATCTCTAATATCTTTTATAGAGCTAGTTATGTTAATGGATTGCTCTTCAAACAAATCCATCCTTTGATAATTAGGAAGCTCTAATAAATCTTCTGGATTTATCTCTGTATTACTAATATATAACTCTATATTTCTACGCATTATCTTACAGTATTGATTTTATCGTATGCAAACTCTATTTCTATTGTGTAATTAATTAATTTGTCGTTTAATCTTGTTCTAAATGAGAAATCATTAGATGTAGCCTTAACAGGTAGTGTTTTATTGTCATATTCTATCCATATTCTTTCACTTAGCATCATTTGTTTAAATACTTCGTTATACTCTTCAGGATAGAAGCCTGTATTTAGTGTTAAAGACTCTTTTGCGTTTACGTTAAAGGTCTTATACTGATGCTCGTAAGTATTATAAGAACCGTTGCCTATAATAGTAGACCTAAACTCTTCTTCTGTCTTAGAAATAGATAAATCACTACGTTTAAACATCCATAAGTCTTGATATGCACCAAATTTGTTTATAAATGTCAATTTGTAAGGTGTAAACTTACATTCTTCTATGTTTTGTACATCTATAACAGTTACTCCTTCTGTTCCGTCTACATAAACGGTGTCTGCAGGATAAACGCCTATTTGACTTAAGAATTTATCAAGACAACTAGAACCTTCATAAGTACCTCCGTCTAAAAGTACTCTATCCTCATAACTATCTACACCTGCAGCTTCGTTGCTTATGTAAAGTATTTGGTCTTGCGCTCTATAAGGTCCTCCAACAGTAAATGAATATATTTGTTCACCATTACTAAAGAAAGCTACACTTGTTGTGTTTGTAGGGTCTATAGGTATTCTTAAAGGAGCATCATCTGGTTTTAATATTGTTGTATTGGATTGTAAATATCCTTGTGTTAGCTGAGGATTCGCTCCATCTTCAAAGTAACCATATCCATCATAAGCTCTTTCTGCTAATACAGGTGTTCTAGCAGTAGATGTTCCACTTATCACATCTGTAACTCTATAATCTACATATATTGTTGTTGCTTCTTGCTCTGAAGTACCTATAGCTGGATAATCTCCATTGAATTTGCTGTTTATGTAGTCTTTTATTAAGCTGCTTATCTCAAAGTTTACGTTGTTTTCTACTGCTGTAGCACTTAGTGTATAAGTAATGCTAGTTCCAAAGGAAGTATTTGCATTTCCATGATAAATAATCAACTCTAATTTAGCACTCTCTAGGTTGGAGTCTGATACATTGATAAAGTATGGGCTTCTTACGTTTATTTTAGCCATTTGTTTTTATTTTATTTTATTTAATTCTTCTTCTAATCCACTCATCCAAGCTGTTAATAGGTCATCATCAAACTCATTCATCACATTATTTACTGCTCTGTCTATAAAGTTGCTGCCAGAATAACCAAATCGCTTTATAGCCCCTCTCTTATATATACTATCAGCAATAGCTCTTGCAGATTCTCTAATGGTTTTTTTTTGTGGACTAATTCCTTTAAAACCCATCCATCTTTCTATGTCTTTAGCAAAACCTTTAGGAACTCTTGCTCCAGCTTTCCTTCCTTCATCCACAGTCATTGCATAGGACGACATAAATATTTCTATACTTGTACCTACAATCTTATAGTACATAGTGTCATGCAATTTATTAGAGGCTCTTGTTCTGTCTTTAGATAGATTGTTTCTTAATCGCTCTATAGCTTCAGAACCTAATCTTTCTAATGCTCTCTTAATTAATTGCTCACGCTTCATCAGCAGATACTTATATCATTAATCATTGTAATATCTACTTCTGCTTCCCAACCAGCTAACTCATTCTCAAATCTCTCTTTAAATGGCTGACAACTCATTGTGTCATCTACCTGCAGCTTATCAGCTCTTAGATTACCTCTTTTTAGTTTAGAGAATATTAAATTCATTACCTGTAATTGTGTGTTTAGTACATCC